TCGCGGAGCAACTGGAAGAACTCCAGCGCCTCCATCGCTCCATGCTTAGCCTTATCATCTACCTCGGCGTTCTTGTCATGTTCGCGCTCGGACTCGCCATATGCTGGCCCGGAGGCACACAGTGAGCAAGCTCATCGCCTTCACCGCTGGAGTTATTGTGTTCTGCTGTCTGGTCGCAGTGGCTCGTGAGATTCACTTGAAACGCCGCGAAAAGCGGATGCGGGCAGACCGGCAGTACTGGAGATGAATCGTGACTTACACAGTAATCTCGCGTGACTCGAATTCTTGGACCCGCACCGCACATGGAGACTTCCACGAAATCACCTATGCTTGCGGGCACCATCACCGCACACTAACCGGCGCAGTCCGCTGCCTGCAAACGCTGGACGGCACCACGGCTAGCATCAATGCCCGCGTCGAAATCGCTGCCAAAAACCAGAAGCATGAGGGCGAGCGCGTTGAGCACGATAACGCCTATCACGCGGCATTGCAAGCCGTATGGGAGAGCCGCCGGTGAGCGCACAGCCTACGCGAGACGTCCAAGAAAGTCTGGTTCAAACCATGAATCACACATTTCGCGCAATCAAACATGGCTCTAATCGGTGCATTCGTTGCGGCGGTTGGAGCGATCACTCGGAGCACTCCATAGAGTTATGGTCGGACGCCGACCGCGATAGAGAGGCAGCGATAGCGGCACAAGAGGCCCTCGATATGTCCGAGAGGATGCGCCGGTCGATTGTCACAGAAAGCATCGACCGGGAGCTTCCGCTGTTTTTGGATGCTTTATGAGTGAGAAAAGAGCTCAAGAAAGGACGATAACCATGCAAGGCCACAAGATCGGATATCGCAGAGTTTCAACCGTTGACCAGAACACTGCCCGCCAGTTAGAAGGCGTCCAGGTGGACAAAGTGTTTGAGGATCATTGTTCCGGCAAGGATACAAACCGCCCGCAACTGGCGCTTTGCCTTGACTTTCTACGTGAAGGCGACACGCTAATAGTGCATTCAATGGACCGCCTCGCGCGTGATCTTAGAGACTTGCTCAAACTGGTTAAGGACTTGACGAAGCGCGGCATTGTGGTCGAGTTCGTCAAAGAGCATCTATCATTCACCGGAGACGATACGCCGATGAGTAATATGCTGCTGGCGATCATGGGTGCCGTAGCGGAGTTCGAACGAGCGATGATCCGCGAACGGGCAGACGAAGGCATCGCCATCGCCAAGGCCGCAGGCAAATACAAGGGCCGGAAACCAAAGTTGAATCCATCACAGGCGGACGAACTCCGGCATCGCGTCGAAAGCAGGGCGGCCGGCGAGTCTGTGCGATCCATCGCTCGGGAGTACGGGTTCACTCCCCAGACGCTGTACAGTTATCTGAAGGTCAAGCCGGATATTCCAAAGGAGGAGGCCGCATGACTGATATGACAGTGAAGACCAGGCTTGTCGATAATCTTGAGGAAATCAACCCGCTCTGCGCCGAATCGGTTAGCAAATGTGGTCTCTGTGCGATAGCAATAGAGATTGCTGGGGAGGATGACCATTACCAGTTTGTAGAAGTGCGTAACCGACGCAATACTGCGACCGCTATTTATCTTACGCGTACTGAGGCGTTCTGGTTCATGCAAGGAATATGGACCGCAAGGGCGGGGCAGTAACCGCGATTAGGTTTAGGTGACAGATCAACCGCATTAAATGCGAAAGGATACATTGTGAACATAACGCCGATTGACGATCACGATCTAAACCGCACCATCGCCCGCGGAATCATCGCAGAGATGGAAGCAACAGGCCGGGAGAGTATCCCGTTTCCCTTGCGCGACTACATAGACGAGGTGCCACTCTCAAAGCCGGTAGCGGCAAAGAAACGCGGACTCGGGACCGTGGACACGCTTATGGCATTGGTTCTGTTAGCCGCCGCATGGATTCTGATGGAGCAGCCGATTGCATGGTTTGTTGCTCATCGGCATATCATTCACTGATTGACGAGATTCGGTGCGGGCAAAGCAGCCTCCTGGCTCGTGCTGAATGGTTCTGGGAGGGATACCTAGACACGCTCTCCGCCATAAGGGAGATGCTCGCGACCAGCGGGATTAGGGGAAGTCTCGCTGGTCGCTGAAAAGGTATTTATGAAACATATCGGCTTTGTGTTCTCAGCTAAAGCGCGGTTAGAGATTACGCGCGAAGACGCCTATTTTCTCTGCGCGGTGGCAAAGTTGCATTACGACTCCGTATGCCGGAGCGCCGAAGAACCTGGCCCTGATGCATTTCTCAACGGTCTACGCAACCAATTCTGGAAGCCAGAGACTAAGGCAGCGACTGTTGAATGGTCCTTCCGGGAGTGCGACATATCGCGCAAGATTCTGGAAATGGCGCACCTTGTCCGCGATGACGGTAGATCGTTCGATGATGGGCGATCATTGGCGGCTCACGCCTTCGAGTTGGACAAGGCTCTTAATGCCGCCCAAAATGGCATCAACGAGAGATCGGCGCAGATAAACAACCTAACTCGACTAGCCGCAGCGGGGGGAGGGGAATAATGAAGGTCCAGCGCAAATGCCAGAATAAGCGGTGCGGCAAGACATTCACTGCGCGCTCAGCCGACGTAAAGCGCGGATGGGCAAAGTTCTGCTCTAAATCCTGCAAGGCCGCTGAGCAGGAGAGCCGGACCCATCAGCACGCCGACCATATCCACCGGACCAATTACACGCCTGACGGCTACCCCACATTCAACGACGCGCACCTTTTCAGCAACGAAGAACACGACTGTAACAAGCCACTATGACCAAGACCGCCGCCAAGTCGAAGCCCGAAGTATTCTGCCCCTACTGTGGGGCAGAGGCCGTGCTACTGCCCGACGCGGCCGTCTATCGCAGCACCTACGGTGGAATGGTCTATGTCTGCATTGCATGTAAGGCTTGGGTGGGGTGCCATAGGAGACGAGACGGTCTGCCTGGTAACGTTCCTCTAGGCAGGTTGGCGGACGCGGAACTGCGCAAGTTGAAGATTGAGGGCCACTCGCTTTTTGACAACTTATGGCGATCTGCAATTACGCATCGGGGTTGGAAAAAAGGGAAAGCTAGAGCATATGCCTATAAATGGCTCTCGGCACAAACGGGCATCCCCGCAAAGGAGTGCCACTTCGGGATGATGGATAACGATCAATGTAAAAAGGCAATTCAGACCCTGCGCGAGTTTTACAGAGAAATAAAGGGGAACAAGGCCAATGGCACCACTCGCTGAAATCACCGTAATCCGCCTACAGGACGCATACCTGTGCGAGTGCGGAATGATCACAGACTCGGCCATGCGGTGCGTCTGCGGGAACACTCACGGTCTGCTCGGCCTGAGTGCGGTTCTCAACCGTGCACCTGACGCTGAGATGACGAATGCTCAGAATCTTGTTGACAACCAAACTGAAGACGAAGTAAGGTAGCGACCATGAGACACTACACCGAAGGCGAAGTCATCAAGCATTTGCGGGAAAGTTTCACCCCCCGCGCAGGGCAAACACAGACTCAGGTAGCGGCCAAACTTGGATTCTCCGTGCAGTACATTCATGCAGTGCTCGCCGGCAATCGCGACCTGACGAAAGAGATGGCGTCGGCGCTCGGGTTCCAAGAGCAGCCGCGCCGGTTCACGCGGAAGACAACGGCATAAGCGACCAGTGAGTTGTTGTCCGTAAACGGAAAGGAACACCGTGGCAATCAGCGAAGAGAAGGAAAGCTATTTATCATCCAGGCAGGGCGGGATAGGCGGCACGGATGCCGCTGCCATTCTTGGCATCTCGCCTTGGAAACGTCCAATTCAAATTTACGAAGGTAAGATCAATCCTGGCGCACAGCCCGAATTAGATAAGGAACTGCTTTGGTGGGGATCGGCACTCGAACCGATTGTACGCGGTCGCTATGCTGAACGGTTTGGTGTAGACATTACCGCGCCAGCGGCCTTGGCCAGTATCTTCCCCAACAGCAAACCATGGCGCGATTCGACGCTTGTCATCGGACGTGAGTCTTGGATGCTTGGGGCGCCGGACGGCTGGATTGCGTCGGTCAATAGTGGCCTTGAGGTCAAATGCAGTTCACGGCGCTCAGACGAATGGGGGATCGAAGGTTCAGATGAAGTGCCCGCTCACTATCTGGTGCAGGTAGCATGGTATCAGGCTGTTTGCGAGGCGCAGGGATGGAACTTCGCTGTATTGTTCTCCGGCAACACGCTGGAGCAGTTCCGCATTCGCCGGGATATGGACCTTGAGCGGGACATGATTGAGGTCTGCCGGTCGTTTTGGTTTGATAACGTCCTCAAGCATGTTGAGCCAGACATCGACGAATCGGAGTCCTACGGCAGGTACCTGGCGCGTAAGTTCTCGCTCAACACCCGCGCGATCATCAAAGACCCCGGCCCGGAAATCATCGACTGGACCGTCAAGATGAAAGATGCCGAAGATGCCGAAAAGCAAGCGGCGGCAGATAAGCAGTTGGCTAACAACCATCTCAGAGCGTTAATCGGCGATGCGCAGAAGGCGATTACTCCTATGGGTTCGGTGGGATGGGTGAGACCTAAAGAGGATGGCGTAACGACCGACTGGAAAGCATTCGCGCTCGCCTGCAATCGGCCCGACTTGCAACCGCAGTTTGAGAAACCGGCGGAGAGAACGGCATATCTTCGCGCGTGGTGGGCTAAAAAGAAGGCCGCCGAGTTTGGCGAGGTTGGGGAGTTCTGATGTCTGTCATCCTTCAAGATGCTGCAATGGTCTGCATCCATTTAGGATGCGAGGTTATCTTTACTGGTCCGTCG